ATACTGTAGTTCTTGCGTTTGATGAAAAAGGGAGTTGGAGATATGGTGTTTATCCTAATTATAAAGCTCCGAGAAAAAATCAAAAGAATAAATTACAAATAGATTGGGAACAATTTTTTAGAATATTTGATGAATTTATTGAAGATATAAAAACTACCTTTTCAAATATCTATGTCATCAAAGCACCTCATACAGAAGGAGATGATATCATAGGTGTTTGTACTAATGAAATTTTTAAACAAGATGAAGTAATTATCGTTTCTAATGATGGTGATATGCGCCAATTGCTTGTTAATCCAAATGTAAAACAATATGACCCGAAGTCAAGAGATGTTGTCGAATGTATGAATCCAGCGATTGAATTAGAAATGAAAATATTGACAGGAGACCCGTCTGATTTTATTAGCGGTGTTCGATATGGGGTTGGGAAAGTGACTGCTGGAAAGATAGTAAAGATGGGGCTTGATGAATATGTTGATAATATTAAATATAAAGTAACACGTAAAATGAAAAAACGTGAATGGATGACTGATGATGATGTGTTGGTTTATTGTCCTCTTTTAAATGATGAAGGTTTTCCTTTAAAGGAAGAAACAAGACCACCTTTGACAAAAGAAGAAATCCAACACTTTATAACAAAGGATAAAGAACAAATTTATAAAAATTATGATAGAAATAAAATTTTGATTGATTTGAAAAAAATTCCAGAAGACATAAAAAATGAAATCATAAATATATATGAAACTCATAAAGAAAATAATTTTAAACCTATTGATGGGACAGAAATTATTTCGTTTTTTATGAAACATCAATTACCTAATCATATGTCAAATTGGAATCAGGTGTCAAGGTATTTTAAAGAATTGGTTTAGTTTGTAGGTATTTAATGCTTTGCTCCTTACAGGAGTGAGATGAAAAGCAATACGAATTATATGCAGGGAGAATATATCCCTGTAAACAAATCAAAGTATGTGGGTAAAGGAAACCCATTTTATAGAAGTTCATATGAAAAAAGAGTGTTTTACTGGTGTGACCATAGGAAAAATGTTTTAAAATGGAGCGTAGAATCAATAGCCATACCTTATTTGTTTGAGGTAGATAATAGAGTTCATAGGTATTATCCAGATGTTATTGCAGATATACAAGATAAACAAGGTAATGTTAAAACATATGTGATTGAGATAAAACCTTACAATCAAACAATACCACCGAAAAAACCATTAAATAAGAATAAAAAACGGCAAGACCGTTATACTTATGAGATAGTGAGGTGGATTAAAAACAATAACAAATGGGTTGCCACTGAACAATATTGTAAAAAGCATGGTTATGAATTTAAGATTCTAACAGAAAAACACATTTTTAAGTAAGTTGAAGGAGAAATAATTAATGCGTGAAAACTTTTTTAAGACAAAGATTGCGTATAATAACTGGGCGGGAAAATATCAATATAATGGTGAAACACCGCTTGGAACATTTGAACGAATAGCAAGGGAACTTGCTAATAATGAAGTTGATTCCGATTATTGGTATCCTATTTTTCTTGAAACGATGATACGTTTTGACAAAGATGGTACTCCTCTTGGGATTAAATGTAGTCCGGGTGGACGGATTACTACCAATATAGGAACAGATTACCACAATGCTACTCTTATGAATTGTTTTATTAATGGTCCTGTAAGAAATGCCGTTATTAAATATATAAGACAAAATGAGCATTTTAAAAATGAAATAGAAATTAAAACACCAGACACTCCAGACGAGTTAGTTAACATTATGTTGACAATCATGGAACAGGCAAAGACACTCGCTTCTGAAGGTGGATATGGTATTAATTTTGATTTCATTCGTCCACGTGGTAGTCTTATTAAAGGAACAGGTGTGAGACACCCCGGAGTTATCTCTTATATGGAAATTTGGGATAAAGTTTCTGATTGTATTGTTAAAGGTGATAATGATGGGTACATAGACACACTTAAAAATTATGCTACAGAAGAAGAACTTCATGAATATTTTGGTGATAGTGATAAAGATATTCGTAAAGGTGCAATGATGGGATGTCTTTCTGTGTGGCACCCAGACATTGAAGAGTTCATTAGAGCAAAACAAGAAAGTGGTAAGTTAACTAAATTTAACATGAGTGTCGCAGTTACTGATGATTTCATGGAAGCTGTTGCTAAAAATGGAATGTGGGATTTGGTATGGGAAGGTAAAGTTGTTAAAAGAGTAAAAGCTAAGAAACTTTATAATCTCATAATGAAATCTACATACAATAGAGCAGAACCGGGTATTATTTTTGTTGATAATATGAATAAAAATAATCCAATTCTTTATTTGGGTGATTGTAATGCCACAAATCCTTGTGGTGAAATACCGGGTAACCCTATAATGTCAACTGTATGTCTTCTTGGTTCAATTAATTTAACACAGTATGTTACAATTTGTGATGGTGTTCCATGTTTTGATTGGGATATGTATAAAAAAGATGTTGCAACATATTCAAGAATGCTTGATAATGTGTGTGACCTCACAGAATTACCTTTACCATCCTATTCATGGGCTGTTCAGAATTTAAGACAATTTGGTATGGGTGTAATGGATTAGGCTCTACATTGATTATGTTGGGTATTCCTTACAATTCACCACAGGCAGTTGAGTTTATAACAGAAATTAAAAAACTCAAAGAAAATATCACAATGCAAGCAAGTGCATTATTGGCTGAGGAAAAAGGAACATTCGCATTATATGATTGGAAATTATTTAGTGAAACACCATATTTTAAATCTGATAGATTAACGGATGAAACTAAAGCTCTTATTAAACGTTATGGTCTTCGTAATGCTAAGACAACAACAAACCCACCATTGGGTAATTCATCTGTAATTTGTGATAATGTATCAAATGGAATCGAACCAGTGTTTGATTTGGAATCTGAGAGAAAAGTGATTTGTGCTTTTCCTGAAGGTTTGAATTCCGATAATGTAAAAACAATCCTTAAAGAAAAGAAACAGAAGGATTTTACATACTGGGAGGGAGAATTTAATGGAAAAAGATACTATTACGAACCTCATAATAGAGGTCTCTGTGAAGTTTACACTCTTCGTGATTATGGTTATGCTTGGCGTGTTGAGAATAATCTCGAGTGTAAGAAGTGTGATTATATGGTTACAACAAGTGATTTGGAAATTGATGACCATCTTAATATCCAAGAGGTAGTTCAGTATTACTGTAACCAATCAGTTTCTAAAACAATTAATCTTCCAAATAAATATTCTTTTGAAAAATTTAAAGAATTGTATTTTGAAGCATGGCGAAAAGGTCTCATTGGTGTCACAACATATAGAACAGGTTCAATGGAATCGGTATTATCTAAGATTGAAAATGCCGAAGAGGAGAAAACAATTATAAAGAAGGGTGTGAAACTCCCTGAGAGCTTCATAAACGGCCCTACAAGCACGATTAAACGTGAAGGAATGAAATTCTATATCCATTTCAGTTATTTCCCTGATGATACCGATATGAAGTATCCTATGGCAATGTGGATTAACACCAATTCCAAAAATGACACAAGAGCTTCTACAAAGGCTTGTAAAAGTTTAAGTAGACTTGCTGTTGATTGTGGTATCAGTGTGAAAATCGTTGAAGATACATGGGATAAATGTCTCGGTGATTCAAACCCTAATAGACTTGGCAGGATGATTAGTCTTTGTTTAAGACATAATATACCTCGTCAAGATATTCTTGTTGCTTTACAAGGGATAGAAGGAGATAATGTTTCGACTCTATTAACAGCAATTAGAAAATTTATTGGTGAAACAATTGACAATGGAACAAAAATAGTTGGTATGAAATGTCCTACATGTAATAGTGACAGTATTGCTATGCAAAGTGGATGTTTTGTTTGTAATGATTGTGGATTTGCAGGGTGTGGGGCATAAAGTATGAAATATGTGTGTTTAGTTGAAAAGTATGACCAAGAGGCTATAGAGCCTAAAATTGATAAAATAGTAATTAATATTTCAAACATGAATACACCAAAGAAAGGTGGGTTTATATCCCACCCTTCTTTGCCTTTTGAAACATGTAAAATAACAGAAATGAAACATGTTTATGATGAACATGGTGTGATTGAAAGAATTGATGTATATATGGAAGAATATTCAATTAGTAGTATTGATGATTATTATAGATTTGAAAATATAGGAGGATAAATGTTTACATTTATAAAAACGCCGAACGAAGATAGTGTTATCAACGAAAGTAAAGTTGAAATAACAATGGAGAACAATGATTTGACGATTGATGAATTGTGTGAAATGCTCAAATCATTTTTACAAGCATGTGGTTTTCCTGTGGATTTTCATGAACATATCGAACTTGTTAAAGGATATGATTCTGAAAAATATACTGAATCAGTTGAACTTGATTTAAGTGAACATGAATTTAATGTGCTTGCAAACATGGCACATGAAAAAGACATTACTTTCAATGAACTTGTCAATAAAATATTGAAAGAAAAGATGGTAGAATGTAAAGAACAGCTTGTGTTCGATGAATTTTTTGACCAGTTGAAATCAACTGAAACTGAAAAGAAAAATGGTGATGTGAAAAGAGAATGTGTTCCCGGTGACCCAGTAGAAGTCGACCTTCCTTCTGATGAAAACATCACATTAACAGGTGCTGAAATTATTGGTAAAACACCAAATAAAGTATTTGATGAATTTATTGATAAATTGAAGACTAATGATAACTGTGAGTCAGATGTTGTTACAAATCCTGAAGGGTTTAAAATGAAATTACCTATCGGTGACCATCGTAAGCCAACTAAAACTAATGTTAATGCTGTTAAGGCAGAAGATGTAATGAATGAGTTTAAAAATAAAACAATGGATGATTTTATTTATGATGATGAAGAATATTTGGACTAAATTTTTAAAATTGACTGAACGTGTATTAAATGCGTTGCTTGAATTTGTTATATCATTACAACGCAAAGGTTTTAAACCTAAAATCATAAAAACAACTATGATTAAAATTGGTGAACCTAATATTAATGGTCTTGTTTATTCTAAACAGGCTATTGATAATATTATGGAAACCATATTGCCGAAGATTAAAAATAAAAGAGCACTTGGTGAACTTGATGGTGATGGTCAAACTGTTAGTCTTGACAGAGTATCACATTTGGTTACATCAATAAAAAATACTGGAAAAGAAATCATCTGTGAAGCAAAAACTATGGATGTTCCTTATGGAAATATAGCAAACACTTTATTAGATTCGGGGGTTGAATTGAGATTGGCTCCACGTGGAAATGGTAATGTGTGTGATGGTGAAATACAAAATTATAAATTAGTATCTATTGACTTAGTGAGTGATAAAAAATGAGTGATAAAAGAGTTGTTAAAGTGCATTTAATGGGTAAACAATGGAGAACTATTCCTTTCGAAAAATTGAGAAAAGGTGATATATTCATGTTATTTGACCCACCAGATATGAAACCTGTTATTAATGAAGGTGGGTATGATACATTTAAAGCAGTATCTAATCCATTTCCAGATAAAGATAACCCTGATGTGTTGGGAATTGAGACCGATGTATTGATTCAGGGGTTTGATTTAAAATCAGAAGATTATGAAGTAAAATTTTAAATAACGGAGTTTATAATGAAAATATTGAAAAATGAAGGGACATTTGAAGTTCTTTCTAAGACTGAAGACATCATTTGGCAGATAGCAAACGCTGCCAGAACCTGCTACAAATCATTTGGGAAACAATCAGAAGAAAATGATTTAGCACTTGTTAAGAATTTATTGAAACGTGGTCATTATGCAATGATTGAATTTGCTGATATGACTGTGAAGTTTACTAAATGTTCAAGAGGTGTGACTCATGAACTCGTGAGGCACCGCTTATGTTCATTTGCACAGGAAAGTACTCGTTATGTAAATGAATCAGACTTGCATTTTGTGGCACCTCCTCATAGAGAAGATGAAGTATATTGGGAAAGTGGTAATAAGGCTAATATTAAAGATTATGTTCATGAATATGAATTTTTCTATGAACAATTAGTATCACAAGGATGGAAACCTGAAGATGCTCGGCAATTTCTCCCTATTGGGACAGAGGCACCTATTTGTATTAAAGCTAACCTCCGTGAGTGGAGACAAATCTTTAAAATGCGTTGTGATAAATTTGCACACTGGGAAATTCGTGCAGTGATGTTAGATTTATTGGAGTGGTGTCAAGAAAATATTCCAGTGATATTTGATGATTTTCATTTCTTTGAAACTCAAGATGGGATACGTTATGCAAGACCAATTATACCAGAGCCTGTTTTAAAAGATGAAATAAAACACTTTTTATTATCTCGTGGAAAAGATGAAATGTTTATTGAAGGGCAAAGGATGATTGATTTTATTAATAAAGTAACAAATGAAGGAATGAAAAATGCAAGTAAAGTTGGATAATGTTAAAACTTTGTAAGAAGATATATAAATATAAGTAGAGTGTGTGGGACAGGGGCTTGCAATCCTTTTCTTGCCTAATCAAGAATTACCTATCACTCCTTACTTAATTTTATACCTATTAGGGGGTCTTCTTATGAAAAGATTAACAACGGAACAATTTATTGAAAAAGCTAAACAAGTTCATGGTAATAGATATGATTATAGTTTGGTGGTGTACAATGGATTAAAAAATAAAGTGAAAATTATTTGCAAAAAACATGGAGTGTTTGAACAACAAGCAGGAAATCATTTAATGAAAAAAGGATGTTCTGATTGTAAAGGTGGTGTTAAATTAACACAAGATGAATTTATTAAAAAATCAAAACAAGTACATGGTTCTAAATATAATTATTCTTATGTTGTGTATGTAAATTA